ACTGGTCCTATGAGCCTGTCTATCACTTGTTTTTATTCCATAGTTCAAACAAGGTGCGTATCTTCTCTTCCACTACGTCCATACGGGACATAAGCTTACCTATTGACAGCACGAGTACAATGAAGCCCAAAAAGATGGGCCATATTGCTGAGATTAACTCTATGTATTCCACTACGCATACTGCCAGAAAGACACTGCTACTGCAATAGCAGCACTAAATAAGACCCATGCCGCACGTTCCCATACGACACTCTTACCGCCCATTTGACTTAATAGATTCTCCATTGTGTTCAAACGACCTTCCAAATGGTCAAGCCTAAACTCCAAACGCTCAAACTTACTGTTCCCAGCAGCCAAGCGTTCTTCATAACGCGCAACTGCTTGCCCCAGTACATCAAGTTTTTCGTCCAGCTTATCAAACCGTGTAGACAAACTAGTGTACATTGCTGCGCGATCCATGTCCATGTTTATTGCTTCTTAGCGTGTCCGATATTAACCGCAAGTAAGTCAACAAACTGCTTCATCTTGGCTACAATCTTGTCGTCCTTGTCCGTAGGCGTCATTGCGCTAACTACGGAGGCAAGCGTTACTGTAGCTGTCATCCAGTTGAAGATTTCCCATACTATTTCCATTAGTTAGCTCCTTATTATCCTATTAACCAGTTTGTACCGTCTGAAAATACGGGCACAACATTTGAACCACTTCCTGCCACAGTAGCTCCAAAGTTTCCAGAAGCTGCTACAGTGCTGTCGCTTACCATAAATCTATAGCCAGTTGATAATGATGCTGCTGGTAACGCTGAAACAAGAACTGTTGATTGATTAACACCGCCTGACAGGTAGAGGTCTTGCCAACCATTAGTATCGTTACCTAAATCTACACCTGACGTAGTAGGCGATAGTTGTTCATTAGCTGACCACGATGAAGAAATAACATCAATAATGCCGTCCAAGGTAATTTTTGAAGTAGCGCCAGAATCTATAGTTAAAACACCTGTGCCGCCGGATGCACTACCAATACTCCCGACTGTGGAGCCGTCTTTGCGGAAGTCTGCAATGGGCCCATCAGTTGCTAAGCGGTTAAAGAACGCAACGCCTCCGCTGCCGGGGAAAGATGTTAGATCCCTTGCAACAGAAAGATAACCAAGGTCACTAATGCCTGTGCCTGCGTGGGACGTGGTACTGGTAGTGATTAGTGTTGCAGGAGTCTCAGTAGTCCCCACCAGAAAGTTGCCAGATGTATCTACTACTACAGCCGGTGTAGAAGCGCCATCCTCTTGTATTATGAAACTTGTGCCTGAAGCTGGTCTTATTGCAAAAGCATTAGCACCATAAGGATGCGTTGAAGACTCTGAAAAAATTAAATGCTCGCCACCTGCACCCTCAATCGTGACGACTCCCCTGTCTGCGTCTGATCCGTCGCCTACGTGTAATGTGGTTGAGGGGTTTGACTGGTTTATTCCCAAGTTACCGCTGGAGTCGATGCGCATGCGCTCGCCCCAAGCAGTTCCGTTAAAGGTGACGAAAGTAAGTGGGTTCTGTCCTACTACACCTATAACACCCGCACCGTCTGCGGAGTCGTACCCTAAGCGGATACCTCCTGCACTTGTGCCAAAACGTCCGTAAATGTCATAGGTTGTCCCGTTGTAGGTGTAATTTGTAGTACCTACGTCTAAGCCCGTAGAAGGACTCGCCGTGCCGATGCCGACGTTGCCAGAGGAATCGATGCGCATGGCTTCGCTTAATCCACTTGCGGTTCCAGTGTGGAAAGCTAAAGCTCCTTGTCCTTGAAACGTACTTTCATTGACACTTCTAATTTTACTAACAACACCAACACCTGTTCCGCTTGGGTCATTCTGGTAAAAGTCTATGTCACCAAGAGTTTGAGCATTCGCTAACGAGGTGTCTGTATTCTCGATTCTGAAAGTTGGGGCTACTTCAGACGCGATATTTAGCAAAGTGTCTGGACTCCCCGTGCCAATGCCGACGCGATCGGTTGTGCCATCAATAAACATCATGTTATTTCCAGCACTGTCTTGGAACTTAATCCCCTCTCCAGCGGTATTAGCCTTGGTTCGCAAGGTCAGGTTGTTGTTTGCTTTGCCTTCAATTACAAAACCGTCTGTGGTTTCGCCGTGAAACTTACCAAGCTGAGTAAGACCGTCACCGTTAGTGATATTAATAGCAGTGCCGCTTTCATCGATCGTAATACCACCGTCTGAAGTCAAACCATCAGCAGTCACCGTCCCGGTTACGTCTACGTTGCCACTTGGGTTCAACCCAATTTCAATTACGGAACCACCAGAGTTCTCTGTGTACAAACGTCCATTAGTTAAGTCTACGGCAAGCTCTCCGGCTACTAAGTCAGCAGCTAGAGGTGCGCCTGAGCCATTTTTAGTAATAATCGTTGAAGGCATTATGTATTTCCTTTAGTAAGAGCCGCCGTCTAGGGAGCCTTGTATTTCGTCAAATGTTAAACCTGAACCGGAGTCAATCCATGTTGCACCGTCATACACACGCATGACACCAGTAGTTGAATTGTAGTACAATGCACCAGTAACCAGCGGATCACCGTCATTGTCCAGTGTTGGGTCAGCAGTTTTACTGCCTAAGTACCTGTCGTCAAATGAGTCTAATGCTGACGCTGCTGAAGCTGCGCTAGTCGCTGCCGCTGCTGCACTGTTAGATGCGTTGGTCTCTGAGGTTCCAGCGTTGGTAGCTGACGTTGCAGCGTTGCTTTCAGATGTTGCAGCGTTGCTTTCCGAAGTCGCAGCATTAGTCGCCGAAGTTGACGCTTCGGAGGCTTTGGTTGTTGCTGTTGATGCGGAAGTGGAAGCATTGGTTTCACTTGTGGACGCTGCTAGTGCGCTTGCGGCTGCATTGGTTTCGCTAGTCCCGGCATTGGTTTCACTAGTTGACGCAGCGGATGCACTAGCTGCTGCATTGGTCTCGCTAGTACCAGCATTAGTTTCTGATGTTGATGCTGCTGCTGCACTGGCTGCTGCATTAGTTTCGCTAGTACCAGCATTGGTTTCACTTAGGGCTGCTGCTGTTTCACTAGCGGCTGCATTGGTCTCACTCGTGGAAGCATTGGTTTCACTAGTTGCTGCTGCAGCGGCTGATGCCGATGCTTCATTTGCTTTTGTAATGGCAGTCTGGGAATAACCATAGATCTGACTGGCGTAGGCATCGGTAGAACTGTCTCCTGAACCACCCACTCCTCTATATATCGGCATGTGTTACTCCATTACAAAAACAAAAGAGGTAAGCAGGGTACTCACCGAAGTTTTCCCCTGCTTAGATAGAAGGTCTGCTTAGTTGTTTACAGCCAGAACAAGACCCGACTCTGGGCGAAGAACCTTCACACCATAGAGCATGTCTGCAGTGTAAAGAGTACCTAAGAACTCTTGCTTGTACTGAGTCTGCGAACGTACACCAACCTGCTCAGCAAGAACAGAAGCGTCACGATGGCACAGGATAGCGCCACGGATGTCCTTGGTGTTGCCAGCGGCAGTGTTGTCAGCAGCAGTTTCGATAACGGGTACGTTGCTAGTTACGTAGATGTCTACGCCGTACAGGTTACCAATTTTGCCATTGTTTACACCACGTCCGTCTACGAAGTCAGAAGACACGTATCGGTCAATGCCCATGATGGCATTACGTAGTGAAGGAGGAATAACGAATGAACGATTGTCCATCGGTACGTCTGCGTCGTCCATCTGCTGGATCAAAGCGCGGAAGATACCGTCAGTGAACACGTCGTCGTCTTCTACAGTGTCCAGTGCATACGCAGTCAAAGCACCTGAAACATCAGGGTAGAAAGCATTGCTGTGTACCCAAGATGAACCGTTACCGTCACCGAAAGACTTACCAAGGTTGAACAGGTCGTCATCAACCTGCTTAGCCAAAGCGTAACCAGCGTCACCAGTGTAGAACTGACGCAGTGAAGCCAAAGCTTGTACTTCGGTGATGTCTTCGATCAAACGTGAGTATTCAAAGTGCTGGTCGATAGTAACTACGACTTCGCTTTCAACAGCGTTCTGAATTGTAACCGCAACGTTTTCAGCTTTAGCGGAAGCAACACCACGAGTTGGTGAAGGAATGTGGATCGTGTCACCTTTCTTGCCCTGCATACCCATCTTCTTAACGAGGTTAGCAAGTACAAGGTTTTTCTGGTAAGCGGCGATGATTTCGTCACTCCAGATTTCGGGGATAAAAGTAGCTGCAGACGTATTGTCTACTGCTCCGCCCATGGCGGGATAAGTTGAAGTAGCCATAATAGTTTTTCCTTAGTTAACTATTTGACCCGTTTCTCCGCATACGCCTTTGTGATCTCATCGGCAAGGGCAAGATAGCGGTCAGGGTCATTTCTCATAAGATTAATAATGTCCTGCCTTCTATAGATCTTTCTTGGCCCCTTCTCAGCACTTCCTCTGGCTCCTC